CTTGTAGACAACACCGACTTTGGTGTGATTACAGATCTTATTCAAATCTGTATGGTCTTCAAGAAAGCTCAATTATCTCCTGATGATGAGGCATTACTTCATCAAAAGGCGGTGAACGAGTTTTATCAGTGCGATGGCACTGCCAGTAGGGTTACCATACCCGACAGGCACGCCCATCTCATTGGTCGTGTTTGTAAGTTGTTATTAAACACCCTCAACTCAAAGGATGTCGAAAATGCAAAATACAAACACGGGCCCGGTGCTGTTGCAGAAGGCTGGACTGCCAACCAGAAATGGTCCGCAGTTTTCGAAGGCATGCTTGAAGATTGCCCTCGACTCCAGAGAGCTGGCTTCTTCCTCGGTGACATTTGTCAACCAAGACATGAGGCTAACTCTATCCTTGAAAGCTTCCTTCCGGAAGAACAAGGGTTCTCAGACTCTGCCGAAGGACTCGAGCGTAACTCGCCAAAGGCTGTTATGGCTTTTGGAAGCGGCGCACAAGGAACTTCTCGAGATCAACGATCTCGACGTGGCAAAAATCTGGGACTGAAGGCTCTATCTGCTAACAGAGCTTCTAGAAGCAGTGCGAAACTAATTTCCGTCTTGAAGAACTCTACCTCAAGGCGGACTATTACTATTGAGCCGGTGCTAAGACAGTTTGTCCAGCAGGGGCTCAATATCCTCATTCGGGAAGCAATTTCTGAATGTGGGATCTTGAGTAATTGTATCGCACTATCCGACCAGCGTTTTAATCAACGATTAGCGCTGGAAGGATCTCGTCTCGACAACTGGGCAACCATTGACCTTAAGTCTGCGTCGGACCTCATGAGTGTTTCACTCGTGGAATCTGTATTCAGACACTATGGTCCCTTCTGGGAACATATGGTGGATTGCCGTACTCCCTCCGTAACGACTCCTGGGAAACCAGAGTTGTTCTTAGGGAAATTTGCCGGGATGGGGAACGCTCTTACTTTTCCTGTTCAATCCATCTGCTTTGCAGTGGTATGCATCGCAGGTATCTTGGATGTGTGGGGGCAAGCCCCTACACGCAGGAATTTAGAGCGCGCTTCTAGATGTATTCGGGTCTATGGTGATGATATCATCATAAGATCCGAGTACGTACACCAGTGTGTGAACTGGCTTACTGACGTTGGCCTCGCGGTCAATATCAATAAGAGCTTCTTTGCTGGAAACTTCAAAGAAAGCTGCGGTGTTGACGCGTATAAGGGGGTCGACGTGACTCCCTTGTATATTAAACACCGGCCAGATCAAACCGAAGCAACTCCAAGCGTTATTGCCGGTTTTGTAAGCTTCTCAAACAATCTTTGGATGAGAGGCCTATATTCGGCCAGCACCTGGGTCCGGTACCATGTTGAGGGTCTCTTAGGAAAGAGGCTCCCATTAGTGGCGCGGACTTCTGGTTCGCTTGGGTGGCATAGTCGTGTTGACACGATGATGGCGCATAAGTGGTGTCATCGTACGCATAGGTTCCTAACCAGGACACTTGCGCTCACTCCTATCAAAAAGGATGATGAGTTACACGGCTATCCCGCTCTCCTGAAGTGTCTCGCCTCGTTCGAGAGTGTTGAGGATGAAATCCTCACCATTCACAAAGAAGAGCGCGAGTCTTTCACAAGTCTGTTTCCCAAGCCTTTGGCGAAGGATCCAGAACACCTTAGGAGAAGCACAATGCGGTATAAAGTCCGCATTACGCAACGGTGGG